GCTAAAATCAAAAGTAGAAGCAGAGATGATTCTGCCATACTTGCCCATGAAGGTTTCCACAAATTCATCAATGTTCTCTGTAAGAGACTCGTAGATTTCGCCAAAACTTTTGTGTTGGCTATAACTCCTTGTCTGCCAATGAAATATCTTATATTGGTTCTGATAGGTCAGAAAAGTTGTGAGAATTGTCTCGCCGTTGGCGTTTTCCATAATCCCTCCCTAGTTTGTCAATTATTTAGATTTGTCGGTGAGTGGCCCACCAACAATCCAAGCATCGCAAGTCCGTTTAGATGCACACTTGAAATCAAAAATTTCGCAGTAGCCTAGATCGCCACCGATAGCAACTTCATTTGCATCTTCACCAATCCCCTTCTTAATGCACCCAAGAAGTTTGCTGGTTTGATTAAAGGCGGCACAATTACCACAACGCATCTTCTTTGCGGTTGCTACATCTCCTTGGAACTCGTCTGCCTTGGCCTTCCAATAAGAATCATTAGGCTCATTCGGATTGGCGGGGCCATAGTTGGCATCATCAACCGCATTTTGCCTATGAGCTAAATTGGTTTTTACATCTTGAGTTGCGATTGGGCAAGAGGCTGGTTCTTCTAGTTTTTCATCTCGGCTGTCCATTTGCTTGATGAGTTTCTTGACCCAAGAAAAGCCAGCATCACCACCCCAGCCGTTCCACGCTTGCCAGCCCTTGCCTTGATCGTCCCAACCAGCACCCTTCTTATCGACTTCGTGACGGCTAAAGAAGGAGTGCATTCTGCGAATTGTGTCCGGGGATAATGCCTTGCCAGCAATCAAATCCCTAGCTCTAGCGATGCCCACGGATGTCATTCCCCTTTGGCTGGATGGTTTCTCGCCACGAACTTCCAAGGCTCGTTTGGCGGCATCCCTAGCCCCTTGAGGTGGGGTAAAATCGATGTCTGAATACTTGCCAAGTTCGCAAGCATTAAGCATCCCCTTAATTAACATTTGAACGCTCTTATTGTCTAGCTTGGATAATTCTTGCAGATTATTTTCAATCTGTATTCCACCAATTTTTTGCGTATCTTCGGTTGCACCTTTTTCGGTAGGCTCACGCTCCTCGCCAACATCAATATCCCCATCACTACCAGTTGTGCGGCTTGCGGTATCTTGTTCTTTAATCGGAGGAACAACCACAACGGCGTTTTCGTCTTGAGCTTCATCTTGCATTTGCTCTGGTGCTGGCGAGCCAAATGCGGGTGCGGGTGCTGGTTTGTTAATATCGGAAATTGTCTCTGGTGGAACCCCATACTGCTCTGAAAGGTCTTTAACCAGCTTGGCTTCTAATGCTCTTTGACGCATTGAGCTTTCAAAATCTAGGCCTTTCTCTGCGTATATAGAACTAGCAGTAGTCAGTCCGGCTCGAAACTCGGCTATATTGGCTTCGCTCTCTCTCCCTAAATCTATGGAAACATTCGCACCAAAATTAAATACTCCCTTTGTGCTTTTGCTTCCAAGGTTGTTTGCAATCAATCCCCTCGCTACTGCGTCTGCAATTACAATGTTTTTAAGTGGGCGAAGAACCTTGTCCTCAAGTAATTTCTGGTATCGGCGAAAAGTCCGGCCAGCTTGTTGCATTTCAAGTCTAGCAGTTGGGCCAGACATAGATGATGGATCAACGGCAAACGAATAAGGAATGCCAACCCCCATGCAAATGTTTCGTAAAAGAATCCTATGAAACTCCGCAAATGCACCCGAAGGACGGCTTGGGCCATCTGGGAAAACGATGTCCTCATTGACTTCTAGATAACTAATCTTACCCGGCTCGATAGTTTCTAGTTTGATGCCTTGATTGTCGGCGTTTAGGTCGTTGGTAAGCGTGGACAAATCGGAGGCGTTATTGTTGTTTCGTTTTACAATTCCCGCTTGTGAGCTTGCGAGCTTTGCGGCCATCTTTTCGGAGGCGATGATTTCATACAAATCTACGCAATCATTGATGGCTGTATGGAAAGCAGAAATTCCCCGGTATTGGTCGATGCGAAGCGGGTCATACAAGTGGAACGCTTGGCTTGCTGGAATTGTGGTTTGAAAGATATAAGCATTTCCATATGTGCGTAGATAAATATCGTAACCAGTAGGTGCCCCGGTTTCTTGGTCGATATGGATTCCGCTAATAAGATTAAGGCTTGTGTATGTGCGATTAGGGTCTCCAAGTCTATCTGCCTCGATGCCTTGTAGCTTTAGATTTCCTTGCTGGTCACGCACCAAAACGAACAAAAAGTCTCCGTCACGGAGCATCGACATCATTGCAACTTGCATTAAGAACGACCCGGTATTTCGTTCAGAAAGATCACACTTGTCCCACCAGTCGTTCCAGTAAGCCTCTACATCTGAATTAACCTTGGGGCTTTCTGTTCTGGCTTGATAGGAAATGTTGCCAGCACAATGACTGGCAAACTTCATCAGCAATCCACGAATTAATCCAACATTCTCGGCCAAATCCCTAGAACGCTTTAGAAGTTCTACCCGGTCATAGTTTGAGCGAAAACCTTCCGCACCAGACAACGAGGATGGCCCTCGGCGTTGCCGATTATATTGCGTAGCATCGTATTCAAAAGCCGTGAGCTTTGCCCTTGAAGCAAGCCGATCAACTGCCGCTTGGGGATTTACAAAGGCAATAGCCTTATCAATAAAGTTCAGACCAATTTTTTTCACTTACGCCATTCCAATAGAGCGAGCAGGGCCAAATTTTGCATAGGTAGTGCGAATCCTTTGCCCGGTTGCAGATTGTATTGCAAGAGTTAATTCTGCTATTGTATCACGCACTTCACCAAGATTCGCTCTAGAAAAAGATCGTCCAGCGATGGAATAACTTGAACCCGCCACCGCAATCGCTTCTAGGCAAGTGATATATTTATCACGGAGAGAAGTGAGGGTGGTGAGGGGTAGTCCGATGAAATCACCCTTCGCCATTCTGAAACTCCTCTGTCAAACTTGCTGGTGTGATATTCAAGAGCTTATGCAACCCGGCACCAACAATGTTCATACATTCGCAATCCAGCAAGTGATTCTGCTTCCCAATCTGCTTCCAAACCATCCTAGTTCTCCCGGTCATTGGGTTTTTAACTGAAACCTTTCTCTCTGCTTCAATATGCTCTCGCCATACTTGCGGGGCATCATCGGCAACGAATCCTTCCGACTTAACCAGATTTGCAAAAATGTCCTTGATTGCCGGATTAGACCACCTCCATATAGGAGCCAAACGCCATTTCCAGCCATCCCTAGAGCCTGTGGCCTTACCAGAAAAAGGGTCACCATTGGCGATTCTTGCAAATGGTCTTGCTATCTTTTGCTGTCCTACAATCTCGGAGAAGCTGGCCTTGTCCGAACCCACAAGACCTAACCAGCCCATCTTACAAATCCACTCGTAGCAAAGGCGGGTTTGATCGCCAGTATCAATCACAACGCATCTTGGTTCCACTTCAAATTCATCAGCCTTCGCCGCCACATCGCCCCAAGTTTCAAGCCTACCAGCCCAGACCATCCGAGACTTACCCTCGCCATTATAAGCCCTAACCAAAGCCCAAGTGTGGAACCCACCAGATTCTTGCACATCGACTGACATAATGGTTTTTTCGCCTTCATGAACAATACCCATGTTGTAGCCACCAGCCTTGATCTCAATTCGCTCTTGTTCGTGTTCTAGCCAAGGTTCTGCAAGGATGCGGTTCACGAAGTCTTGTAGCCCGATGATTCCGCTATACTTGTCTTGCAAGAACTTGACCGCTAGGGAGCCAAACGAAACCCAAGGAGCATAGAGTCCATTAAGGTGATAGCTTCTGCGGTTGGGTTCGCCTTTAGGGTTGGTAGCAATCCACTCTCCACCCCGGAGCATCGCTGTCTTTTGGCCGTCTGTAATCTTGCCTTTGCAGTTTTCACACTCGTAATAGGCCGATGATTTAACCAGCTTAAAATCATAAACTGCTTCCTCGACCTTGGCGGCCTCGTCCCACTTCACTTGCCCCCAGATTAGCTTCTGTTTGTGGTTGCAATGTGGGCAAGGCACAAAAAAGAAACGCATATCCCCTTTTTGCCATTCTGCCCAAATCGTAGAATCCGCTGTGGTTGGCGTAGATGTGGCGATGATTAAATGATTGGGGTATGTCGCAACTCTAGCCTCTGCCAACTGCAATGCACCCGCCTCGCTCTTACTTGCACCCGCCTCTGGGTATTTGTCCACTTCGTCCAAGCAGAGAAGTGCTACGCTCCTAGATGCCAAATTGCTAGGAGAACTAGCACCAACAAACCAAAGCGAACTTCGTTTGAAATGTTGCTCTAGCAATTTAATTTTATCGGTATTGTCTGGCTTTTCTTTGGCAAGTGCTGGGCAATCGTCCACCATTGGGAGCCATCGAGTTTCAGAGAATGATCTGGCCAAAGCCTCCGATGGCATAACCCATAGTGCGGGACAAGGATGCTCTGCAATTCTATAAGCTAGGCCAGCCAGAATGGTTGTTGTCTTGGATGTTTGTGCGCCCCATACGAGCGTAACCCTGCGAACCGAATCATCACCGAAAGCCTCTAGCGGCTCTCTTACATAAGGCGTGAGCTTGGTCGAATACGCTCCGGGGATATTTGTTACCCTAGCCGAAAGGGTTAGATTCTTTTCTGCCCACTCTGGGATTGAAAGTTTTTCCCTTGGCTCAAATATTGATCTGGCGAATTGCTTAACATCGAAAAGCTGGTTCATCTTTTAACCATATAATCCTTTGCATAAGCCCATTGTGGGTTCTGATGTATTTTGTGATGGCACTCAAAGCACACGGCCAAGAAAAACTCTGTTTCGTTCAGCCTGTCGCCAAACCTACCCCGGCGATGATGCACTTGGCTTGCCATCTTGCATCGACAAACTTGGCAGACCGGGTTATTTGAAAGAAACTTCTCCCGCACATCCTTATAGACTTCGTTCTGGCCTTTTCTCTTTTTAGATACTCGGCGTAGCTTGCCACCTCGCTTTAGTGGCGTTTTGCGTTTAAGTGGCGAGCGTTTCATCCGTCATAGCATCCACAAGGAACTTCATCTGGCAAGTCCTCAAATAACTTCATTTGATTTGCGTCCGATCTAATAAGGTCTTCCCACTTCCAATTTCTTCCAAGACCAACAACGGAAGTAAGATTTGCGTTTCGTTCCATTGCTATTGCTCTTTCTGCCAGAGCAGGATGATTTTTAGCAAGATTAAGAACTTCGTATTTCTTCATTGCTGGGCAAAAAAAACAAGATGATTTGGCTGGCTTAAATCCAGCCTCTCTGACAATTTCAACGCACTTTGTTCGAATCCATCCCCATCGAACAAGTGGGTATTCATAAATATATTTCTTGTCGTCATAAAATTTCACTCGATGCGATTCTCCTGCATCATATCCGATGAGCTTCATTACTCTCCCCCCCCCCCGCCAACATTCCTTTGCTGGTTGCCAATTATTACAAAATTTGTCTTGTGGTTGAATTTTATATTTTTGCGAACAAGTTTTGAATCCATAAGCCAAGCTGGGAAGCATTTTCATTCTTTCGCAATTTTCTTCAAGCGTTTCCTTTTGATATTTTACCCATTCGATCTTGGGCATCTTGTTTGCTTCTAGCCATTTTGAAAATTCGTTCACAAACTCATAGGTTTCTGGAATTTCTCCACCAGTATCAGCGAATAGAATCAAATCTGGAATAACATCCCTGCGTTGCATTTCAATAAGCATTGCCGCAGAATTAGTTCCTCCTCCAAATGCAACTATAACTGGAGTTTTCATTTTAGAATATCATCCAGAATGGAGCCAAGGATGCACACCACAACTAGGCCGACAAGCAAAAGAAGAAAACTCTCATTCATTTAAAGGCTCCCTCTGCTTTTTGAATTGTTACAAAAATTTGATCTACTCCTTCTTGAATTGCTTGTTTTGCGCATTCTGGGTCGCTTGGGTTTGCTCTTGCTGAAAGTGAAGCTGGCATTGCATCCATCAAGTTCCTAATCGAGCCAAGCCATTTACCGAACACTTCCCGCACTTCGTCCATTCGGATGACGGCTCTTGTGGCCTCCTCGTATTGTGCGTGTTCCATTTCTGCTTCGCTTGCTCTTTTCT